GAAGCCCCGCCCAACTCAGTTAAACGCCCGCAGTACCGAAGACCGCGCGCGGATCAGTCCAGCCGAAAGCGTAACGCTCGGTAGCCTTGTAGCGCATGCTGTCGGTCTCGAAATCGCCCTCCATGGACTTGTCGAGCTTACGACGCATGAGCAGCTTGAGGCCCTCTTGCGCGTCGGTCTGAACGAACCACGCCGTCGTCGATGTCATACGGGAGAGGTTGGCCTGCCCGCCAGCCAGCAGCCCCAGCGACTTCACCGGGTTGATGTCGTTGTTGGCCGTGCCGGTACGCAGCACGGACTTCAGCAGCACTTCTGCCTGGAAGACATTGGACGGGCTGACGATCAGCTTCGTCGGCGTGAGACGAATACGCTTGCCGTTGTTGTCGACGGCGTTGCGCGTCTGGATCAACATTTGCTCAAGCGACGTCTGCGACAAGTTCGCCGCCGTCGTGAGGATGTTGGAGAACGTCCCGCCCGAGATGGGGTGCGAGGCGTCGCAGAGTTCGACGCCATCCCCACCTGTATAGGACGAGTTGAATGCGCGGTTCAGAATGTTCGCGCCCAGCGTCTCCTTCGTCTCGATCAGAGACTGCGCGAGATGGCGCGAGTAGGTCTGACCGATACGAATGTGATCGCCATCCTCGACAAGGACCTTAGTCAGCGCGAACGCCAGACCGTAGACCTTGTAGAGGTAGCGCTGGATGAACAGCACACCACCGGATTGGTAGGTAACCGCGGTGCCGTCGGGAAGTTCCGGTGCCGCGCCGAAGCCGTATAGAACGGGCTCTTCGTGGTAGTTGCGCGGGATACCTTTGCTCTCCTTGAACACCTGCGCCCATTCGTCTGCGCGCTGGTCGTAGATGCCGTTGAACTCCTCGTTCAAGATCGGCTCGACGATGGACCTGAAGTCCGTTGATCTCATTGGGGTAGCCATGGTTCAGGTCCTCCTTAGAACGCGGCAATGGTTGCAACGAACTGATGTTCGCTGATTTGGACCTGAAGAGTGGCGTAGGCGTCGCCCCAGGCGTTATCGGGGTACGGCGCCAACCCAAGGAGGCGGAGACCGTTGTTGCCCGATGTGCTCACCGTCGACACGGCCAGACCGACGGTGCTCAGACCGGTGGTCGTGTTGCCGTTGCTGGTTCCGTTCGCGGTCCAGTCATACTGGTTACCGATGTTCGTCACCTGCACCGCCGTGCCCGTGCCGTCGCCTTGAATTTCATAGACGATGTAGGGGTCGGTAGTGACGTAGCAGACGATATCGGTGGCCGAAGTCGACGCCGTCCACTTGTTGGAGACGCGGCGACGGCCGTCGGTGTCGGTCCACTCGACGCCCATGAATGCGCCGACGGCGGGGGATGCCGCGGCGGCTAGAGTGATGGTGCCGTCGCCTGCGATGGCGACGGGGGAGAATTGAAAGATGTTCGAACTGTAGCCAGTCAAGATCGTCATGGCGACAGGACGGATCGTGCCGCTGGGCGAATATGCTGGACGAAGGCCGAACGGTGCAGCTGTCGAAGCCATGACCGGTACCTCGTATTAGGGTTGCGTCAACCCGTCAGTCGAACATCGACCGGCGGACATTTGAGTTCCGCAACTCCGAGATACCGTTTCCTTCAATCAATGCCGCGCCGTGGCGCGCTGCTTGCTCTTTTATGAGTTCAGCAGTTTCGGCGAGCTTGTTCTCTTCGCGCATCGGCGCATCGTGATGAGCTTCCTTCATGAACATCTGATAGAGATGTTCGGGCAGCTTGAACGCGAGCATTTCATTGACCGCGATCATTCCGGCGTATTCGCCTGTCTTGATCGTCGCGAAGTCCAAACCGGGGGCATCATCGGCGCGGATAGGCTCGTAGCCCATTCTGACGCGCTGCTGAATGGTGTCGCTCGGGTTGGTAGTGCTCAGCCAGCAAACATGATAGCCGGAAATTTTCGGAATATCAGGGAGCCGCTCTTTATGCATGGTCGCGCGGAACTGTTCGAGCCTGTCGGCATCGGTCACTGTGCGATTTTCCACGACCGGACGGTCGGTGGCCGCACGCGACTGGCGAGGGGCAGTACCCAATTCACGCTTCAAGCGGTCGTCGTCGTTACTCACAATATCTCACTCCTCTTTCTTCAGCGAGACGGTTGTTGTTTGAGACGGGCATGTTCAGCCAAGACGCGCTTCCTCCGCACGGGATCATCCCATACGTTCGCTTCGATCATAGCCGCTTTCAGCTCCGGTGTCACGTACACTTCTTTGCGCCGCTGCGAGGAGACGTACTCCCGCGTCGCGCCCTGCGGCGGAGACTTCCGGCGGGGCGTCTCGTCTTCCCCCTCGTCGTCACCGCCGTCGTCCGCAACGGCTCGCTTGGTTTTCCCGCCGTTGAGCCGCTTAGCTACGCGCTTCGTCAGCTCCTCCCAGTATTCCTCCGTAGACGGATCGTAACCGTCACGAACAAGCCCGTCGTCTATGGCTTTCGCGATACGGCTGTCCTCGTTGCCGAGCTTCGGGTCGAACCACGGGTTGGCGGCGACCCACTCCTTGGCGAGCGACTGCGTAGCGGCGTTAGCCGGTGGCGACGCAACGTGTTGCTTGGCTTGTGCAACATTCTGCTTGGCCGCCTGCAGGCGTTGTGCCTTGGCGATGGCGGCGTCCCGCAGCCGCATGGCCGCCGTTACGTCGGCGCCGTTGTTCGCCTCAACGGCCCTGCCGATGATGTGCTCGGCCTGAGCTACCTCGTTCATAGCCGCGTTCAGATGCTGATCGATAGCGGCCTCGTTCGACGCGAGGGTGTTGCCCTCCAGCGCGGCGAGACGCGCCGCCTGCTGCTCGGTAAGAGAACGAAGCTGCGCCAACTCGCGGCGCGCACGCTCCTCGGCGCGCTTGCGCATCTCTCTACGTTTCAGGCGCCGCCTGCGATTTCGGCTCTCATGCGCGGCGGTATCTTCCTCCGCGTCATCCTGGCTTGCGGAGAGACGCTCATCTTCCCTGTCGTCGTCGTCGTCCTTCGCCTTCTTACCGGCCGCGGCGTCACTGTCGCTCTCCTCATCCTCCTCGTCGTCCTCGTCGTCCTCGTCCGCCTTCTTCGGCTTCGTCTCAACGGCGACAATCTCGACGTCGTCCTCGTCGTCTTTCTCGTCCCGTGTACTCTTCGTGTCTTTGGCGGCCATAACCGGCTCTCCTTAAGGTTTACAGGAATGCTTTCATCGCGAGCGGATCGCCCGTCACCTTGCCTACGAGATCGAGGTCGTTGAAGATGACAAGGATGGCCTCGTCGTCACCGGCCTTCGTCTTCATGGTCCAGCGATCACCGCCGTAGCGCGGCACGCGAACGAAGTCGCCCGGCGCGCACCACGATCCTTCCGGCCACGGTTCGAGCGTGTTGCGGTTCTTGAACGCCAGCGAGCCCACAACGATGACTTTTGCCACCTGTGTGTTGTAACTCTCCGTCTCGCGTATCTCCTCGCTGAGAATGATGCCGCCGCGCGTCTTTTTCTTAGGCGTGCGTATCTGCACAAGCACGCGACTGCCAAACGGCACCACGCCGGGATCGCACGGCGGGAACGCATCGTCGATACCCTCGTAGGCGAACTCGATCTTGTTGGCTATGCTCTGCATGTGCTCCTACTCTTGTGCGTTGACGAGATACGCGGCGCGTGCCAACAATCCGAGCGTCGTCGGTATGTCCGGCGATGCCGAGGTATACGACGTGCGGTCGTGTTTGCCCTTCTCCAGCACGTTGAACACGACTATCAGCGAGCTCACTTCTATCTCGCCGCGATCCAGCGTGCGCAGCACATCGATCAGCGCGTCGCGCGGGCTCCAAATCCTGGCGTCCTTATCCTTGTTCGCACGTATCTCGCCCACGCTTTGGGGGTGGTCGGCGAAGTTGACGATCTCCGTCACGGCATCTCCTCCGCGCTAGCCGCATGACCGAACGGCACGTTGCGCCAAATAGTTTCGCCATCGCTGTTCCGCCAAGCCTGCTGCAGGATGCGCCGACCTCCGTGATCAGCAGCGAAACGCAACTCCATAGTGGGCCGCTCCGTGGTGTTCACACTAAGCGTGTTGACCTCAGCCACGAACAGCGACTGCTTGTCGTCATCTGTCATAGGTCGAAATCCTTGTGTTTCTGATCCGCCAGCAAACCGAGCAGAGTGACCTTCGCCATCTCCAGACCGCGATGCGTGCCTACGAGCACACCGTAGGCATACGCGTTGTCGTGATCCGAAGATCGCGTGACGCTCTCGTGCAGATGTTTCGTCTGCAACTCGACGAGCTTTTGCAGAAGGGTGGTCTCGAAGTTCACCAGCTGGTCGTCTTCTTACCGCCGGTCTTGCCGCCGGTTTTGACGTCCTTGCCCATCGCAAGCTTCTTGTGCTGGTTGACGGCGTCGCTGTCGTCGCCGCTGTCTTTCGCGCCCTTCGTGTCATTGTTCTTAGCCATGTCGTTCACTCCTCTGATTACTTCACTACTTCCCAGTCGCCAGCCAGCAAATCTGATTGCGAACACACCCACGGCACGATGGTGCCGTTGGCCGTGCGCATGTCGACGTGCGACTGGTAATTGATGACCGTGCCCTCTGGGTAAATGCCCAGCAAAGGCCGACGGTTCACGGTGAAACCGGAACCAGGGACGAGAAACACAAACATCCCAACGCCATTCCATCCCGTGCGCCGTAGCTTCTTGCCAATGCGCAGCTGCTCCACTGCCTGACCGATGTCCAACATGAAAAGTCCTCCTACGTTCCTGGGTTGATACCTGTGCCGGTACTGACGGCAAACTTCTCGCCCGACGCCACCTCAAGCTCCGCAAGCTGCAGAGCCGTCATGTTGTCCTGCGTATTCATTTGCGCGCGTGCCGCAATTTCCGCCGCCGTGCGGCGATCCTCTGCCTGCTGCTCGGCCTGCGCCTGCGCGAGCTGCGACTGCAGCGTCTGCACCTTCAATGCGAGTTCCTGCGCCTTGGTCTGCTGCTCGGCCTGCATCTTCTGCGCCTCGATCTGCATCTGCGCCTGCGTTGCCTGCGCGTCGATCTGCGTCTTCTGCATATCGAGTTGCGTGCGCGCCTGATCGGCCTGCGCCTTGCGCTGCGTCTCCGCCTGCTGCTGTTGCACACGCGGGTCGGAAATCGGCTGCGGCGCGAATTGCTGCATGATCTGCATCGCCTTGCCGACAGCGTCCGGCAACTTAGCGAACACCTCCGTAGCTTTGTCGCTCACTGTCTGCGAAAGCTCGCCGATAGCGATGTCGAAGGCGCGCTTGCTCTCGGGCGACTTGTTATTCTTCATCTCGTCACCGATATCCTTGCCGGTGTGCTCGTTGCCAAGCTCGAAGGCGGTCGACGCATACCAAAGAGCGACATGCTCCTTGAGATGGCCGAGCATGACCGGAATAAAACCCGGCGCGATAAGCGGGCTGAAGCCAAGCACGGGGCTCACCATGTAGCTGAGATGCGCCTTGAGGTGCGCAACGTGATCCTGCTCCGGGAAAGCGAGAATCGGCCTTCCCAGCGTAGCGCTGACGTTCTCGTTGATGGCATTCTGCTCTTTCGGCTCCGTCGCATCGATCAGCAAGTTCTTCGCATTCGGCACTTTCAGCGTTTCAAGGAGATACTCCTCGACGTTTCGCGCCTTGTAGAGAGCAGGCATGGCCGCAGCACGCTGCGCGACGGCTTGCGCCTGCGCGAAGCGCTGCATTTCGCTGAAAATGTTCGGGTCGCTGACGGGCACGACATCCAGAGGGCCCAAGAAGTCCGCGCGACGTGCCAGTTCCTCGCCTGCCTCTTCTTTCGTGTCAGCGTCGTCGAGGTATAGGCCATTCAAACGATGCAGAATGCGCAGCACGCCCGCCATCGCGTTGTGCAGCCGCGCATGGATAGCGCTGAACACGACCAGACCCTGCTCTATGCGCGCAAGCGCCGTGCCGACGGGCATGTTCGGGTTGGTGTCCGGCACGTCGTCGAGCGTCGTGCGCACAACGCCCTTGCCCGCCTCAATCAGGAAACCCAGCAACTGAAACAACACCGGCGATGGCGGAGGATACGGCAGCGGCATGGCCAGCTTGCGCACATCGTCGACGTTCAGCGAGCCTTCGACTTCGAGTATTTGCGTCGGCTGGATATCGAGTGTCTGGCCGCCGACACCAGCGCCCTTCAGCTTCAGCATCGTCTGACTGTTGTTGATATGCGCGCTATCGAGCAAAGCGCGCAATGCGCCCGTCGACGCCGCCGACAGACCGCCGATCATATGCGTCAGGCCGATGGGGTAGGCTCCGCGCCAAGGAACAAACGGAAACTCGACAAACCACTGCAACTCTTCGCGACTATCGTCGTCCTCGCTCCAATTACGGTACACCGCCAGCACCTTGTCGGTCGGGCCGTCGATGGTGATGATATACGGCGCGTTCGTCTCTCCGTCGACGTCGAACTCCGCTGTTGTGTAGACCTCGTAAACAGTGCGCAGGCCATCTTCGTTGTACGTCGTCTCCTCGCGACCTTCGATCTTGCCGGTAGCCTTATCAGTCTCGGAGCGCTCGGGCTCGGCGCTCTCCGGTACAAGCTCGACATCGCGGTACATGCCGCTCTGCACACGCTCCTTGAACTCCGCAGCCGTGACGTACTGGCGATGCGTCTTGCGATGCGACGAGTAGAAATTCGTAGCCGCGAACGGCAGGAACATGTCGTCGATGGCGACGAACAGGAAGCACGGCCGCTTGCGCGGCTCGCCCCACGTCACCTTGAGATACTGCGCCCCGCCGAGAGGGACCTGCGTCAGCAGCTGCTCAAGCTCGCCGCGGAACTCAGGCGACTGCACGGTCAGCTGCCAGTTAAGCATGCGCGTCTTGCGGTCGGCCTTGCGCAGCTTGTCGCGCGTGCTGTCGCCTGGGATGAATGCCTTCGCCGGGCCCTGCGCAGGAAACAACTCCTTCATCGCGCGCGCAGAGAAATCGATGCACGCCTCGATCAGCATCGGATGCACAACGCGTGAGGCACCCTCGAAGGCGGCACCGCCGGGCGCGTCTTCGCCTGCACCGGTACGGCGCACGCCCTCCTCGTACTGCTCGTCGCGCTTCCTACGTGCTTCCTTGTCGCGGTCGATCAGATCGACCAGCTCCAACGCTACGTCGGAGAGTTCGCCTTCCGGTATGCTGTCGGCGAGGTTGCGGTAGAACTCCTTGTCCGGCGCCTCTTCCTCCTCGTCGTCTCCCTCTTCTTTGAGGCTGACAATCGCGCCGCCGTCCTCCGTATCCGTGACCTCGGTGTCATCGCCTTCGATCTCGACGTCTTCGTCGGTCTCAGGCAGCATTTTCAATCCCCACGCCGGTCTCTACCGATGCAATCAGCGACACCAAACAACGACAACGCGCCACCAAAAGCCACGCAGCTATCTCGTGATCGTACTCAGCTATGATGCTGGGCCGCTTACGCCAGTAGATGTACCCCAAGCGCAGCACACGACCGCTGGTGTCCGTCTCATCGTAGGGCCGAGCACAAACCTGCGCGAACAACGCACCGAGCGCAAACGCCGCGACATCGCGCGGTCGTACCGTTGGCGGGATGAATATCTGGTACGTAACAAAGCGCTCGCCGTTGGCCGCAAGAGCGAACGAGGAGGGCGAGACCCCCGGCGCGACCACGGTGCAGCCCTTTTCAAACACATCTGTGGGCAGCGCCACATCCGTGCGCATGAGTATACGGAAGGCCTCGGCGTCCTCGCCCTCCAGGTCCTCTACCTTGTCGTTCGTTATATAGATCACGGCACTCTCCTCAAGCAGCGTATGGGTTGCGCACGTACACAACGAGTTAGCATCTTCAGCCTCACACTACTGGCGCAGACGGGGTTTCCGCTTTCGGCGGCGTCAGCACAACACGGAAAACGGAAGCGGCAACACTACCGCCATAGCCGTCCTTCACGCTCACGCTCGCCACGATGGGCGCGGGGCCTTGCACGCGTTTCACCAAATATTCCTGCAAAGCCAGCATCACCGTCGCCTCCGACAGCTCCATTACGGTCTCGCCTACAAACATGCTTCTCTCCTCACGCAGCATATGGGTTGCGCACAACATTGCGCGGATGCACAGGCTCGTCGTAATCGGCCGTCTTCTTTGTCGACAGCTTCGCCGACAGCATGCCCTTATCCATCAGCAGGCGGAGCGCTTGCGTCGTGCTGTCGACGAAGTCGTCATGCTTGATACTCTTGCTGCCGCTGAACGAGCACAGCTGCGCGAGAAGCGGCTCGACCCATGTCCGCGGCTGACCAGGGCTGCGATTACTCTCCGGTAGCCACACTTGCTTACGCGCGAAGATCGGCGAGACGATGTGCAGCCGCGCCAGCTTGTCGGCGTGGCCCGGATTGTAGGCGTAAGCGAACACGCCTTCACGCTCCAGCACTTGGCGCAGACTGATGCCGCTGCCCTTGTCTTCGATCACTACAATGTCGGGCTTGCGGCCGCTCGTCGCGAGCTTCTGCGCGCCGATCAGCGGACGGATCGTCGGTATCTCCTGATCGTCCCCATAGGCGACGTTGAGTTCCTTGCGGACGCGCGCAACCAGCTCCGGCAACCCGTAACGTTCCTGCCAACAATCGAGCAGGATGACGTTAGCGCGCTCATCGCCGTCGAGCGCAACGTGATCGAAGCCACCCCACACCGTGCACGCGCTGAAATCCGCATCGTGCGTCTTCTTGTCGATAGTCGCCTCGGTGAAAGCCGTGTCGAGCGACATAACAATCCACTTTAACCTCGGAAGTGGCTTATCGGCAGGCCACAGACGGAACTGGCTGCGCTTAACGATGCCGCTCTCCTCGCTGTCAATCAGCTCGCCGAGAATTTCCTGGCGGCCGAGCACCGTGCCCTCATACTGCGAAATCTGCTCGTAAAACGTATCCGACAAGTTCGCGCGGTTGTCGTATGTCGACCCCGACACGATGATGCGGCCCGGCTTCGGAACGATCAGCCTACGGAACAAATCGGTGGGCTTCGGCGTCGTCGTCCACGCAATGCGCGCCTTGCCGACACGCAACCCCAGCAGCGCCATGTCCCAGGTTTCGTCCGCATACTGCCAAGCGGCAATCTCGTCGCACCATATCGCGGCGTGCTCGGGGCCACGCAAGCGATCAGGCTTCTCTGAAGTGAAGCCGCGTATCGTCGCGCCATTAGTCAGTGTAATGATTAAATCGCTGCTGTTATAGGCGCGCAGTTCGCTGGGGATACAGCTAAGCAAACCTGCAGGCCCCTCAAAACACGTAAAGCGGACGTCGCTGTATGTCGGAGCGATCACCGCCCGCGGCAGCGCCTCCGGGTCGAGCCACGCATCGGCGCCGAGCCACTCCGCCCCCGCCCTGGTTTTCCCGAACCCGCGCCCCGACTTGATGCCCCACTCGGTCCAATCCCCGGCAGGCATCAGCTGCTTCGGCCGAGCCGTCGACAGCCAAGTGTCCTGCCAACGCAGGAACACCTTGTGTGGCTCCGGCAGCTTTAGCGAGGCGATGTCGACCCCGGCGTCGGCGAATGCGCTCATCCGCCCCCCTCAATCAGTCGGCGCCGGTCACGCACCAGCGCCAGCAGCTCGTCGACCGCGCCGGTCGCGACCAGCACAGCCTGCTGCACGATTACCGGATTGTCCGGGTCGCCGCCCACCTGATGCCGCTGCGCGTATTTCTTCGGGTCCCAAAATGTCAGCGCCTTGAGCCGCACCTCGGTCCGCAGCTTGGCGTGAGCGATCTGCTCCTTGCTCAATTGTGGGACCTCAGGGCCCTCCAGGGCGGCGTTTTGCGCGCCGTCGGCTATCACCACGCAGTTGTCGAGGATGGCCTCCAAGCCCCTATCCCTGGCCTCCTGGTAGGCAGCTTTTAAGGTTGCGTCGGCCTCGCACCACTTGCTGAGCGACACAGCCGACGGCATGTCGGGCTCGGAAAGCACGGAGGTGACCGTTCGGCCGCGGGCGATCTCGTGCAGGATATGGCCGACAAGCATCGGATCGTAGCCCACGCCATGCTGCGGAGCTTGTCGGCCGAGAACCATAGGCACGGAGCTACTCAACGCAGTCGGGCAGTCGCTTGGTCATCGGCGCGCCATCAAACGGGGTCTCTGATTACGAGACCTACACCCGACTGATTAGGAGCGTCAAGCGGAACGCGGCGCCGAGGTATGGCAGACCACCTCGACGCCATCCGCCCCGGAACCCGCAATGCGTCCCGGGAAAGCCTCTATCGCACGAGTGTCGCC